CTATATTCTTTGCATCATTTTTAAGACACAAAGTAGCTCCTGTTAAAAAAGGTATAAGAAGATCTATGGTTATGTGGTTTGGAGGACCGCCATTAAAATGAGTCAACTACAAAGAAAGATATTATTTCCAACCGCTGTTTACTTTAAAGATTTACCCAACGCTAAAGAACTTAATAAATATTTATTTAAAGAAATAAAAAAGTGGCGTAAAGCAGATCCTAAAGGAGAACATAAAACTAACTCTGGTTTTGGTTGGCACAGCAAAACAGATATGGATAAGCGAAAAGAATATAAACCTCTTATTGATGAATTATTTAAAATGGCTGAAGAGTGTAATAAAGATTTTGGTATACTACCTAAATTAGGACTGGGTAATATGTGGGCTAATATAAACCCAACATACAGTTATAATAAAACACATACACACCCTAACTCTATGTGGTCAGGTGTATACTATATCAAAGTACCCAAGAACTCTGGTAAACTATTTTTAGAAGACCCTAGACCAGGACCTAATACACATATGCCTAGAAGAGTAGATAATCTACCCGAACAGTTATGGAGAGTATGCGCTTATGAACCTGTAGAAGGACGTATGATATTCTTTCCATCTTGGCTACCCCACGGTGTAGATATAAACATGAATACAGAAAAAGGAGAAAAGAACTGGAGAATTTCTGTATCATATAACTTTATACAAGTATGAGTTTTAAAAAAAATAAATATCAAGTCATTAGAGGTGCTATATCAAAAGAGTTAGCAGATGTTGCTTATAGATATTTACAAGTATCCGCAGAAGCTGATAACTGGATGATAAATAATTATGTTACACATGTAGGTAATCCATTAGTAGGTAACTTTCATGATCCACAAGTACCAGGATCCTATGCAAAATATGCAGACAGATTTATGGAGACATTATTAATTAAAACTATAGATGTTATGCAAAAGAAAACAGGACTTAAATTAGTTCCTACTTATTCATACACAAGACTCTATAGAACAGGTAATATATTGAGAAGACATAAAGACAGGCCTAGTTGTGAGATATCTACTACTCTGTGTTTAGGTGGAGATCAGTGGCCTATATATATCGATCCTACGGGGTCTGACAACGTCATAGATGAGTATAAAGACATACACAAGCCTGGCGCACCTATAGGTGTAGAAGTCAATCTAAAACCTGGTGATATGCTTATTTATTCTGGTTGTGAACTAGAGCATTGGCGTAAGCCTTTTGAAGGAAAGCTTTGCGGACAAGTGTTTCTACACTATAATCATGCAGATGGAAGGTTTGCAAAAGCCAATTTGTATGATAAAAGACCTATGTTGGGTATACCCAAAACTCGTTGATAATCAACGCAATCTAATATAATCTGGAGATCTATGTTACAGAAGGTTAATTTTGCACCTGGAATAAACAAACAAATTACTGCTACCGCTGCTGAAAGTCAGTGGATAGATTGTGATAATGTACGTTTTAGATATCTATTCCCTGAAAAGATAGGTGGTTGGAAACAACTAGGTGCCGACAATATAACAGGTGCAGCAAGAGCACTACATCAATTTACTAATAGCTTAGGAAGAAAGTATTCTATTATAGGATCAAACAGAATTTTATACGCTTATTCAGGTGGTGTGTTTTATGATATACACCCGATTAAATCTACAAACACATTATCAAATGCATTTAGTACAACTAACGGATCAGCAACTGTTACAATAAACTTTTCGGGCGATCATGGTATTCAAGCTGGTGACATTGTATTACTAGATAATTTTAGTGCTATTACAAATTCAAATTACGCAGCAGCAAACTTTGACGACATAAGATTTATGGCTACGACTGTGCCCACATCTAACACAATAACAATCACAATGCCTTCCGCTGAAACAGGATCTGGTGCAACTCAATCAGGTGGTATAAGAGTTCAACATTACTATCATGTAGGTCCAGATGTGCAAGCACAAGGATTTGGTTGGTCTCTTGGATCTTGGGGTGGAGAAGAAGTAGGAGCTTTTACTACAGTTTTATCTTCCGACATTAATAGCTCTACAACAAGTATAACATTAAACGATGCATCACAGTTCCCATCTTCAGGTACAAACTTTATACAAATAGGAACAGAAGAGATATCTTACACAGGTATATCTACAAACACTTTAACAGGTGTAACAAGAGGTGTGAGAAATACAACAGCAGCGTCACACTCTTCAGGAGCTGCAGTTACAAACACATCAAGCTACGTTGCATGGGGTGAAGCAGCATCAGGTGACTTAATTGTTGATCCTGGTATGTGGTCTATTGATAACTTTGGTGACAAAGCTATTTGTTTAATTGTTGATGGTGAAGTATTTGAATGGAACTCAGCAGCAACAGACGCAACATCTTCAAGAGCCACGATTATATCTGGCGCACCAACTGCATCAAGACATATGTTAGTATCTACACCGGATAGACACTTAGTATTCTTCGGCACTGAAACAACGATCGGTACAAAGTCTACACAAGATAATATGTTTGTAAGGTTCTCTTCTCAAGAGGATATTAATACTTATACACCTACAGCAACCAATACAGCTGGTACACAGAGACTGGCCGACGGATCACGGATCATGGGAGCTATTAGAGGTAGAGATTCTATTTATGTTTACACAGACACAGCATTATTCTTAATGCGTTTTGTAGGTCAACCTTTTACATTTGCTTTCATACAAGCAGGAACCAACTGCGGATTGGTAGGTAAGAATGCAGTGGTTGAAGTAGACGGAGCTGCATATTGGTTTTCAGAAAATGGTTTCTTTAGATATGCGGGTGCTCTTGAATCATTAACATGTTTAGTAGAGGACTTTGTTTACGATGATATTAATTTAGACTCTGGTAATCAAATGATATCTGCAGGACTTAATAATTTGTTTGGTGAAATTATGTGGTTTTATCCAACAGCAAACTCTGCTGTTGTAAACAAAATGGTTTGTTATAACTATCAAGATTCATCACCACAAAGACCAATATGGACAGTTGGAACTTTAGCTAGAACAGCATGGCAAGACTCTGCTGTATTCGGTAAACCTCACGCATTAGAATATGATGCTGATGGTGTAGAAGGGTCTAGCTCAGCTACATATGTTCAAGGAAATACAGATGGTATATCAACATACTATCAACACGAAACAGGAACTGATCAAGTTAAAGGCGGGGCAGTGACAGCTATTACAGCTAATATATTGTCAGGTGATTTTGATATCACACAAAGAGTAGCAAGAGGAGCTACCTCAGGCACGGCGGATATTAGAGGCGATGGTGAATATATAATGAAGATAAGAAGATTTGTGCCTGATTTTATATCACAAACAGGAGATACTAGAGTTACATTAAACCTTAGAGATTTTTCAAATGATGCAGCAGCAAGCTCATCACTTGGTCCCTTTACAATAACATCATCAACTAGTAAGGTGGACACTAGAGCGAGAGCAAGAGCTATAGCTTTAAAAATAGAAAACACAGGAACTAGTCAGGATTGGAAACTTGGCACGTTTCGATTAGATATACAACCGGACGGAAGAAGATAATGGCAATACCTTTTGGATCAATAGGACAACTAGCATTAGGCAACTTAGTTTCTCGAGGTGCTGATAGATTATTAAATCCGGATAGAGTTAGTAAAAATCAATTTAATTTATTGACCGGTGGTGGTTATTCTGGAAGTGGAGAAGACGAAGAAAAAGATAAAGGATCAAAAACTTTAGGTGGTATAGCTAAATCAGGGATTATGTCTTTAATAGCAAACGCTCTTCTTGGACCTGTATTTGGACAACTAGCTTTAACTCTAGGTAAAAATTTTGTGAATAAAAGACAGCAACAAGGATTAGGTTTAAATCCTTTTGGAGGTGATGGAACACCAGGTCCAGCTGGTATTATGTCTGGTAAAGTTCAAACATTAGATGGAAGAATAGTAGATTCTGATTCTGATGAAGCTAGAGCAGATTTAGATGCAAGAGATCAAGCATTTCAAGAAACAGGGGATTATGACGAGTATGCTAACTCAGTAACAACACCAGCGACGGCAACATTTTCATATGATCCAAATAGAGATTATTACGAAGGAAGTGATGAACAGGATAAAGATAACGAGAGTGATAGTTCTGGCGACGATAATTCTGGCGGTAGCGGCGGTGGTAATACATCATCCGATCAAGGAGAAACAAGCTCTGACTCAGGATTTGGAGGATCCGGCCAAGAAACACAAGATAATATGTATGCTAGAGGTGGCAGAGCAAGTTATTCTGGTGGAGGGCTAGCAAGTTTATTATAGATAATGGCAAAGATAGTACAAGTATTAACAAGACCAAGTGAAGAGTATAAGCAATCTGTAGCTGACGCACAGGTTAGAGATCTTGATGGTATTTTACAAAAATTAAACACAACGTATCAACAAGACTTAAAAGATGAGGTAGAAGCATTTAACTTCTTTTTAAATTAATGGCTAATAGTTTTATAAACGCAAAAGTAGATCTAACAACGACAGACTTAACAACTGTTTATACAGTGCCGTCATTTAAAACATCTGTAATTAAGTCTATTATAGTATCTGAAGACGCGGGATCAGGTGCCAATATAACAGTGACTTTAGTAGACGCATCGGCTAATATATTCAGCTTATTTAAGACAAAAGCTATAGCTTCAAATGCTACAACACAGCTTCTAACACAGCCCTTGGTTATGGAAGCAGGTGAGGCCTTAAAAGTACAGGCCAGTGATGCAAATGAGCTACATGTAATAGCTTCAATACTAGAAATAGAACCAAGAGAGGTAACGACATAATGCAAACAATAAAGCCAGAAAAGATAATAACGACAATATCTAACTTGAAAACAGGTGAAAAATACAATACAGATGAGGAATGGAAAGCAAAAGGCGTGCCAGAAGCTGACATTAGAAGAGATGTTAAAGTAATCATGCCTTCGCTTGATTTGTTCCCAAAAACCAAGTAAAGTGGTAAACTATGGCAATATCTAGATTTCAAATGAACAGACAGTTAAGAGCATACGGCGGAATAATGGGCCAAGACGGTAGACGAAACTATGGTATAGGTTCGTTCTTTCAAGAAAAGATTATGGACCCTATTAAAAATGTTGTAAGTAGTGATGCAGGGAAAGCTGCAGCTGCTCTAGGTAGTCTATATTATTTAGGAAAACCTTCAGCGGGAAGTGCCCCAGACGCAGTTAAAGGCAGTTCCTCTATTTTTGATAGTATACTAGGTGGAGTCAAAAGAGTAGGTGGTGGAATTAAAAAAGCTGCAACAAGTGATTTTGCTAAAGATATTTTTTTAGGTAAAAAACAAGAGATAGGTCCAGACGGTAAACCTATTCTAACTACAGGAAGACAAGGCGGTATATTATCAAGTTTATTATCTGGTCCAGGTCTTGCAATCGGTTCAGGATTATTAGCAGGTGCATTTACAAAAGATAAAGAAGACCCAATTTACACAGGTCAAGACGTAGGATTAAATTTACAAGACATAGCTAAACTTGCAAACATATCAGATCCAAAAACAGCTTCAGCTATTGGTTTAAGATTTTCACCAGATGTAGAATCTAGAAAATTCACACCAGCAGAAATGGCAGCAACTTATGCAGCTAACCAAGAACGAGATTTTACAGAACAAAGAGAACAAGCTGAAGACGGTGGTATCATGGGTAGTCAAAAAGACTTTAACAAATTTTTAGAAGACATGAAACA